CCCTGATATCTTAACGACTAAAATATAAACACGTGATTCACTATCACGCAACACATGGGAGGTTAAACCATGATAGACGAAGAACTAAAAGAAATCGAGGTAACACTTGATGAAGAAAAAGAAGAGGAATCGCAAAATCAAAATCCAATTGAAGAAGCAGTCAATGAAAAACAGTTGGATACTGAAGGAGATTCTTCTGAGGATTCAGGACAGGAAAAACCTGAACTAGAATCTGAATTATCTACGCTTAAATCTGAAATAGAAGAAATAAAAAAAGAACCTTATTCTGAAAGAGTAAAAAAACGTATTGCAAAAGAAGTTGCAAAAACTAGAGCTGCAACAGAAAAAGCAAAATTACTTGAAGAAAGATTATCTAAAATAGAATCTTCTATGGCAGAAAAAGAAAAAGAAGAAAAAGAGGCTACATATAAAACTGTGTCTCAAAAATTAAAAGAGGCTATTGAAGCTGGCGAAACTGATAAACAAGTTGAACTAATGGAAGCTATGTCAGATTTAAGACAATCAAAGATTCCAGAAAAAACTCAAGCTAAAGAACAACCAGCAAGCACAGAACCGCCTGAATTAGCTAAAGAATGGATAGCTCAAAATAAAGGTTGGTGGAATAAAGCAGGTCATATGGATGCTACTTCATTAGCTTTAGGTATAGATAATGAACTTACGAGTGAGGGATATGACGTAAATGAGCCAGATTATTACGAAGAATTAAATAAAAGAATGGCTAAATTTTTTCCTGACTTAATAAATCCGCAAGAAACAGCAGATAAAAACACTTCACAAGATGATAAAAAAACTATATCTTCTGAACAGAAGAGAGTGCAATCGCCAGTTGCAGGTGTTTCTCGATCTACATCGGGTTCTGCTAAGAGCGTTAAGCTGTCGTCTGATGATTTAGTGAATGCTAAAAAATTCGGAATAGATATTAGCGATCCAGCGGCACTGAAAAGATACGCAAAAGAACTTGCAAGTCTTTCAACACAGGACAATAGTAAAGGAGCCTGATTATGACAACTAAAGAAACACGAGATGAGCTTTCTCGTAAAAAAGCTTGGAGACCGCCATCATTGTTAGAGGCGCCACCAGCGAGGCCAGGATATAAGCAACGTTGGGTAGCGACTAGCATTTTAGGTCAAGATAACCCAACTAATTGGGCAAAGCGAATGAGAGAAGGCTGGCAACCAAGAGATCCTAAAAATTTACCAAAGGATTTTCCGGTTGCTACAATCGACCATGGAAAATTTGCCGGTTATATTGGCGTTGAGGGAATGGTTCTCTGCGAAATGCCAGAGGAAATGGTTGCAGAGCGTAATGAATATTATGCTCAAAAAACACACAACCAAGAACTTGCAGTCAGCAATGACTTACATAGAGTAGAACAACCAGGTAATCCTATTCAACGAGAACATAGATCTAAAGTAACGACAGGTGGTGAGTAAGGCAATGGCAATTTTAAGGAGGTAAAAATAAAATGGCTAACGCAAATCAACCACAAGGTTTTGTGCCACTAAGACACTTAACCGGCGGTGTAATCAGAGCCAATGAATACCTAATCGAAAACGGCCAAGCTCAAAATTTCTTTTCTGGCGATATCGTAGATCTCGGAGCAGATGGATTTTTAGATAGCTTTGCTAATTCAGATAAAGCGATTGGTGTATTTTACGGCGTTGAATATGTCGATGAAACTACAGGTGACGTGAAGTTCCTAAAAAAATGGGCTTCAGGCACTACTGTGAAAGCAGGAACAGAAGCAAAAGCTTATGTATATGACGATCCAATGATAACATATAAAGTGCAAGCTGGTAATGGTTCCATAGCTCAAGCCAATATTGGTGAAACAGCTAATGTACTATTAACTGCTGGCGATTCTACTTACGGATATTCACAGCATGAGTTAGACAATGATACTCTTTCAAACGGAACAAGAGTTTTAAGAGTATTAAGATTAATTGATATGCCAGAGAATGATTTTGGTGCTGATGCGAAAGTTGAAGTTACTATCAATCAACATAGATTGGCAGTTCAAGGCGCAGGAATATAGGAGTAGGTTATGGCATTAAATAGATCTTTATTTACAAAACAACTTAGTCTAGGCCTCAACACTATTTTTGGTATGGAATACGATCGTTATCCAGAACAGTGGAGAGAATTATTTTCTGTAGAGCAATCACAAAAAGCTTTTGAAGAAGATGTACAAATGATCGGTTTTGGCGCAGCCCCTACTAAATCAGAAGGAGCAGCAATCTCTTACGAATCAGGAAGAGAAGGAACTGTATCAAGATATACACACGAGACAATCGCATTAGCATTCTCAATTACTGAGGAAGCTGAAGAAGATGGTCTTTATGGTTCTCTTGGTGCAAAGTATGCTAAAGCTTTAGCTAGATCAATGCAGCACACAAAAGAAATTAAAGGTGCTAACATCTTAAACAACGGCTTTAACACTGTAAAAGGTGGTGATGGTGTGAGTATGCTTAACTCATCTCACCCACTTGGCGGTGGCGGAACAGCTTCAAACGTTTTGGCAACTGCAGCTGACTTATCCGAAACATCTCTAGAAACAATGTTAATTCAGATTTCTGAAATGACAGATGACAGAGGTATTCCGGTTGCAGCAACAGGTCAAAAATTAATCGTTCCACCAGAGCTAATGTTTATTGCTGAAAGAATCGTAAACAGTAATTTAAGACCAGGAACAGCTGATAACGATATTAACGCTATGAAATCTATGGGTATGATCCCAGGTGGAGTAGCAGTTAACCAACGTTTAACTGATCCAGATGCGTTCTTCTTAATGACAGACGTGCCAGATGGCTTGAAGCATTTCGTAAGACGTAACTTAAAGAAAGCTGTTGAAGGCGATTTTGAAACAGGAAACTTACGCTACAAAGTATCTGAAAGATACTCTTTCGGTTTTACCGATTGGAGAGGTATCTTCGGAACTCAAGGCGCAGCCTAATAATTAATTAAAGTGAGGGCGATATGCCCTCACTCCCTAAGACATAAACGACTACTAAGGAGGTAGACTAATGGGTACAACAACTTTTTCTGGCCCTATAAAAGCCGGAACAATTAGAGATACATCAGGAACAACAGTTGGAACTGATGTAACAAACGTAGGTTCTGTCGTAATGGCACAATCTAAAGTAATCGATATTATAGGAGCAGACGCAAACGATCAAGTGTGCGCAACTATTCCTGCTAACTCTCAGATCATAGACGTAATTTTAAACGTTACTACAGTTAGCAATGATAGTGGTACTGCTGTTGTTAATGTAGGAACTTCAGCTGATCCAAACGCATTTCTTAGTGCAGTGAACGTAAAAGCTTTAGCGACTACTCATGGAACTTTAGATACTGAAGCTACTAATGTAGGAACTACAGATATACAAGTTTTAGCAGATTTCGCTGGCGGTAGTGACGATGGCACTACTGGTGCAGCTACTGTAACTGTATTGTATATTCAAAATAATAACTTATCTTAATATAAATAGGGCCTTTCAAAGGCCCTTTTATTTGTATATAGTGATTTAATATGAGCACAATTACAGAGTATTTTGAAAATAAGAAAGAAGATGTTAAGGATATCATGGAAGATATACAAGAAGGTATTGATACTATGTTAGATAAAATAACAAAAAAAGATGATGAAGAAGAGGCAGAAACTGTAGTTGAAGATAAAGATATTCCACCACCAGTTCCTGACAGTAATGAAGATACTTTAAAAAAATTAAAAGATAATTTAGATAAATTAAGTAAAACATCTAAAACTACATCTAAAGTTTATAAAGGAAGAGATTTAGTAGGAAACCCTAAATCTATGGGAGCATTTGGTCCACTAGCTGCAGCGTCAGCTGCTAGATCAGCTAGTCCTTTATTTACTCCTTTGAATCTTGTTCAAAAAAGTGCTTTAGGTGATATTAATTCACAAATTCAATCTTTAAGAAAACTTTTACAAGGAGGTGTAAATGTCTAGTTCAGATATTTTCGCTAATAGCACTACTACAACAGGAAGCGATGTTACTTTATTCGCTGGCCCAGCAAGAATAAAAGGATTTATTGTAACTCCTACAGGAAGTGCTGGCACTGTTACATTCAAAGATGGTAGTTCAACACTCTTTACGTTAGCTACAGCAGCAAGTGCAGCATCGGGACCAGTTCAGATTTCTTTACCATCTGAGGGTTTAAAATGCAAAACTAATGTTGCTGTAAATTTAACTGCAGGTGTTTCAGCGATAACAGTATTTATGGCGTAATGGCTACATCAGGAACAGCTACTTTTAACCTAACAGTTACTGATGCGATAGAAGAAGCTTTAGATCGTATCGGAGGTAACCCTATATTAGGTTATGATATACGTTCAGCGAAACGTAGTCTTAATGTTATGTTTGCCGATTGGGCTAATCGAGGAGTTAATCAGTGGACTTTAGAAAAGAAAACTTTATCTCTAACGGCTAACACAGCTTCATATACATTAGATAGAGATACTGTTGATATAATAGATCTTTATGTAACTAGAGATGGCACAGATTTTAGTGTTCAAAGAATTAGTTTAACTGATTATAACGCATATCCTAATAAAGATACAACTGGTAGAGTTACTCAATATTATTTACAGAAAGATAAAATCCCTGTTTTATTTTTTTATCCTGCTCCAGAAAACGCTACAGATACAGTTACATATTGGAGAATAAGAAAAATACAAGATGTTACGGCTTTAAGTTCTAGTGGTGCTGAACAAGATATAGATATTCCTTTTAGATTTTATGAATGTATGGTAGCAGGATTAGCTTATTATATGGGAATGAAAAGAGCAGGAGTAGATTTAACTAAAATATCTTTTTTAAAAGCTGAATATGAAACTGCTTTTACTAGAGCAAAAGACGCTGATTTAAATGAAACATTTAGAATAGTTCCAGGTTATAGAAGTGGTTTTTGATAATAGACGTAAACCTGTAAAAGCACCTTCTTTCCCTTTTGCGAAAGGTAAGTATGCTAGGGCTATTTCAGATCGTTCAGGTTTAGAATATCCATATAGAGAAATGGTTCGTGAATGGAATGGATTATTAGTTCATACAAGCGAGTATGAATCTAAACATCCTCAACTAACTCCTATTGTATTTAACGATCCAGAAGCTTTAAAAAATGCTAGACCACAAGCACCTCTTTCAGCTACAGGAGGTGTTCCAAATCAAATATCAGTAATATTCCCTGGCACGTTTGGAGACACAGGAGAAAACGTAGCAGTAGCTACAGGGAATTCTATCGGATTGGAGTTAGGAAATGTCTCAGTCGTCATTAGTTAATAAACCTTATATTATGTTATGTACGCCATGTTATGGTGGAGTAATGCACGAAGCTTACTTTCATAGCGTTGTAAAATTATTACAAGAAGCCAGGAATAATCAATATAAAGTTCACATAAATACAATGGGTAATGAAAGTCTTATAACTAGAGGAAGAAACACTATGGTTTCTCAATTTATGGATAGTGAACATTGCACTCATTTATTATTTGTAGATGCTGATATTGCATTTCAGCCTAAATTAGTTACTAAGTTATTAAACTATAATAAGGAAGTTGTAAGTGCGATATATCCTAGAAAAGCTATTGAATGGCAAAACCTTGACTATTAGTTAAAGAAAGGAAACACAGATTCAATAGAACAGAAATTACTAGGATATAATTTAAACTTTGCAGATCCTTATAATATATCAATGGAAGATGGATTTGTAGAAGTATTAGATGCTGCAACTGGTTTCATGTTAATTAAAAAAGATGTATTTGTAAAAATGAGAGAAGCTTATCCAGAGCTAAAATATAAATCAGATCAAATTATTAATAATAAACCTTACTCAAGCGACTGGTGTTATTCTTTTTTCGATTGTATGATAGATCCAGATAGTAAAAGATATTTAAGTGAAGACTATACTTTCTGCCGTAGATGGCAAAAAATAGGAGGTAAAATATACTCCGAAATAGAAAGTCCTTTAACCCATTTTGGTACATATGCATTTAGAGGAAATGTATCGCATAAATTTGCAAAAGCTGATAGTATAAAATAATGGCAACTACATATTCAAATCTAAAAACAGATATTCAAACTTGGATGCAGAATACTGGCACTGATTTCACTAATCAATTAGACACTTTTATAAATAATACAGAACAACGATTACTAAGAGAAATAGATCCTGAAGCGTTTACTTTTAACGTTTTTAGTACCCTAACTAGTGGCAATAGATTTATGAATAACCCTACAGATCTTTTAATTATAAAAAACCTTTTAATACAAAACGGAGATGATAGAATCTTCCTTGAAATGAAAACTGATGAATTTATATATGAATTTTGGCCTGATGCTACGCAAACAGGAGTGCCTAAATTCTTTGCAAATTTTGACGATGACTCAACTTTAATTGCTCCTACTCCTAATTCTAATTATAGAGTAGAAATGCAATACATAGCACGCATAACAACTCTTTCAGCAAGTAATACAACTAACTGGTTAACTACTTACGCAGACGATGCTTTACTATATGGTTGTTTATCAGAGGCTTCTATATTTACAAAAAATATGGAAGACTATGCGTTATACGATAAAAGATATCAGGAAATTGTTCTTGGATTAAATAATCAATCTAGGAGAAGAAGACGAACTGACTACGAATTTCCTGCTAGTCCGGCTGGTACGGATACCTTAACAGGAAGCCAATAAGGAGGTAAGACATGGCAATAACACAAGCACTCTGCACTGTATTTAAAGAGGACTTAATGAACGCAGGGAGAAATTTAACTTCTGACACATTAAAGTTAGCTTTATATACAAGTTCAGCATCACTAGGAGCAGCAACAACTGCTTACTCTACATCGAATGAAGTATCTGGTACAGGTTATTCAGCAGGTGGCGCAACACTATCTAGCGTATCTGTTAGCACTGACGGAACTACAGCGATCTTCGATGCAGCAAACGTATCGTTCACTAGTGCTACAATTACAGCAAGAGGAGCATTGATTTATAATAGCTCAAATTCTAATTCAGCTATTTGCGTATTAGATTTTGGTAGTGATAAATCATCTTCAAACGGAACTTTTGAAATACAATTTCCTACTGCTGATGCTAGTAATGCTTTAATTAGAATCGCATAGGAGTTTTAATTGGCATTTGTAGTAAACGATAGAGTAAAGGAAGAAACAACCACGACAGGAACTGGCACTGTAAACTTGGCCGGAGCTGTTTCAGGTTTTGAATCTTTTGTATCAGGAATAGGTAATAGTAACAATACCTATTACGCTATCGTAAGTGATTCAGCATTTGAGGTAGGTATAGGAACAGTTACTGACGCTAGTCCTGATACATTATCGAGAGATACGATAATTAGTAGTTCAAATTCTGATAGTGCTGTAGATTTCGGAGCAGGAACTAAAACTGTATTTTGTACTTTACCTGCTTCTAAAACAATATACATTGATAATAACGGCGATGCTGTAGGAGCAGCTTCTCCGGCTTTTGCTACTAAAATGGCATTAATGCTATAAATGAGGAAATAATGGCACAAGATTTTGAAAGAAAAATACCTTATAATTCATCAGGAAATATTGCGATCGGTACGACAGCTAGAACAGTTTTAACATCTAACTCAGATGATACTATTATAGGAATTAGACTAACTAATATAACTAACGCTACGATAAAAGCAAATGTTTATATTACGAGTACAGCTAGTGGTGGATCTGCTGATTCATTTTTAGCTTATCAATATCCTATCGCAGCAGGCGGTGGGGTAGAGTTAATAGATGGTGGTTCTAGAATTGTATTACAAAGTGGTGATGTTTTAAAAGTTCAAAGCGATACAGCTTCTAGCTTACATGGTTGGGTATCTTTAGTTGATTCAGCAAGCACGTAGGAGATAGTATGGGCTACTTAGGAAATCCAGTAACAAAAGATTTTACAACAACAACATCAGTTCAAACACTAACAGGAGATGGTTCTACTGCGTATGCTTTAACAAAAAGCGTAGCTGTACCAGAAGATATAGCAGTTTTAAGAAATGGAGTTCGTCAAAAACCTACAACTGATTATACAGTAAATGCAGCACAAATTACTTTTACAACAGCTTTAGCATCTTCTGATTCTTGTTTTATTATTTTTTTAAATGGTATTATAACTGATCAAAACACACCAGGTGCAAACAGCATACAGCCAAGTATGATGACATCATTCAATGGTGTATATGAAAACTTACAAACTATTACTGCTACGACTACAGTAGCATCAACCGATAACGCATTCTTGGCGGGCCCCGTAACATTTACAGGCACTGTCACAGTGGAGGGTAACCTTACAGTAGTATGAGCACACTTGAAGTAAATAGCATACAACCCTTATCATCAGGAACTACAGTAACATTAGGTGCTAGTGGTAAAACATTTAACATACCCTCTGGTTGCACTATATCAAACAGTGGTACAGCGACTGGCTTTGGTAATTTATTAAAAATTACCACATCTGCTTATGAATCAGTAACATCTACCTCAGGATCAACTTTTGTGGATGTAACAACAATAACTCACACAAATGCAGCACAAAATTCAAGATTTTTAATAGAAGTAAAAGGCGGTTCGACCGTATGTAACTCGGATAAATATATGGGACTTAGGTGTCAGGTTTCAGAAAATGGTGGTAGCTTTTCTAATATTAACGTATCAGGAGGTAATACCTGGACATCTTTTTTTGGTGCAAATGCTACTTATTTAGATGTTCCCCTTTTATGGGCTAATTTTTATACACCCACAAATACAAGCACATTAACTTCTGTCGCTTTTAAATTCCAAATAGCAAGTTTAAATACTTCTGGTAACGTCTCATGGGGCGTAAGTAATTTAGCTGGTTCTGGTTGTGATGGTGGTACGTTGTTACAAGTTACGGGGGTTGTAGCATAATGAGCATATTAAAAGTATCAACAATCTCGCCTCTTGGCACAGACTCAACAAAGACAATTACTCTTGGTGAAAGTGGTGGAACATTAGGTATTGCCTCAGGTGCAAAGACATCAGGCTTTGGTAAGATCGGTCAAATAGTTGAAGGCTCTAGCTCAACAAATTACACAAACTCTTCTACATCAATGTCAGAAATGTTGAATGCAAGTATAACCCCATCAAGCACCACAAGTAAAATTTTAATACACTTTCATGCAAATTGTCAGGTTGTTGCTGGTAGTAATGCTTATGGAAGAGCTACTGTATTTAGAGGTACAACAAGCGGCACAGATTTAGGTGCGTTAATTGGTGGTAGTGCAGCTGGTTCAAATGCTAATTTTCCGTTGACAGGAACTTATATTGACAGCCCCTCGACTACATCAGCACAACAATATACATTAGCTATGAGCACAGCATCAGGATCTACAACATCAGTAACAACTGATAGCACTACATATAGACTTGTTTTAATGGAGGTATTAGACTAATGGCAGTAACAACGATACCAACAGCGGGAATAGCTGATGATGCAGTAGATAATACTAAATTAGATTTGACTGCAAATTATGCTTTTACCGGCACTATTACTGGTGCAGGGAAATTAATAAATACAAGTAGGGTTTTATATACAAGCGGCACAGTCACTATTACAAGCACTGGTTCTTTAGCAGACACCGGAATAGATCACACATACACAGCATCTTCTACAAGTAATAAACTTTTACATTTAATTAATGATCCTTGGAGACAAGTTCCCGATGGTGGCACTCCAGGTGGAGTAACTATTTATGCAGATGATAGTGCTATAACAGAAATTAATTCACAAATAGCCTTAGGTGAGTGGCATCAAGACGGAGGAACAACACAAATGACTGGTAGTTCAATTCATTATTTTTCTTCAAGTGTTGCCTCTACAAGTGCAATCAAATATTCTATTTATGCTAAAGGTCAAGATTTTAGAATACAAAATGGATCTGGATATCCTTTAATTTGGACTATAATGGAGGTCTCATAATGGCGTACATTGGAAATCCTGCGGCTCAAGGTAATTTTGCTGTCATTGATGATATCAGTGGTAGCTTTAATGGGTCAACAACACAGTTCACAATACAAGTAGGTAGCACCACACAAACAATTGGTTCTCTTGCTCAACTATTCATTCACATTAACGGAGTTTATCAGGTTCCAGGAACTGCATTTACAGCAGGAGCAAGTCCTGGTACGATAGCCTTCACAGGAGCACCTGCAAGCGGTGCAACTTT